TCTAAGCCAAATAAATACAACTTCCCAACCTCCTGATACGCAGCGAAGGCAATCGCATAAGGAACAGTATTATTGAAGTAACATAATTCCGTATCCTTAACGACCTCTTCCAGAGGATAAAGAACAGCCCCAGGAACACGGTGGTCTAATTCACAAGTATATATGGGGCCTTTGTGTTTTGGCAATTCGCGGCGTAAAGCAGGCGTTTGTTTACCGGCATTCTCAGTATCAAAAAACCTAGAGGGAGGGTCCATCATAAACACACGGTCATGCTTGATGGGCGCTAACATGGAGTTTATGGCCCACACCTCGTCATACTTCTTGCCGTTGGCGACAGAAGACGTGTATGAACCCTGCGAGTGTCCAAGCCCAACTATAGCAACAGATGATCCTTTAAGAGCGAGGTCTTTCATTGGGCCTTCCTACGCAATCCGTATGATTGCATTTGATGCGTCTGCGGTCGGGAACTGAACCGTAAAAGTACCAACCGAAACGGTCTTGTCGCCACCAAAATCCAGAATGATGATCGCCGGATTGGTCAAGGAAATCGAAGTTGTGTTCGGTGTCGTATTGTAGATCAGCGCACCCCGCGCCGTAAACGATGCCGTTGACCACGTTGCATCGGCAAAATCAGTAAGCCCCGTCGTACCACTGGATGTCGGGTCTACCTTGGTCAAGGCAGCGCCGCCCGCCGAATAGGCGCTGCCAGCGTCATTGGTTGTTTCATTCGTCGCGCTGTATGCGGTCGTCGTCGCATCCATCGTCGCGGAATTGGTGTATAGAGCGACATTCATGGTGTCGCCATTCGCCAGATCGAAATCATGCGCACCGAACAGGAGTTCCTTCTTGAAGCTGGTGGCCATCGCCTGGGTAATCGCCATCTCTAAACACTCCTGAGTAACTCGGCCAGTTCCTGATAGCCGCCCCTGATAGCTATCTGCACACAAGTGTCCCGTTCTTCCTTCTGGGCGCACAAGACATAAGTGTGGACAACGGCCTCCAAACGAGCGCGAAAGGCTGCCGCCTGTTCTCGCACTTCTGGTGTGGCCCCTTCGCTAACCTGAACAATCTTATTGCAGCAAAGCGTCGTGATCTGTTCCGCCGACAAGCCACCGTTGACGCTGGTCACAACAGTTGCCGAGCCAATACCACTTTCAGCGACAAACATCAGGCCTGCCTAAAAACAGGATCGCCATTTCTATAGCTATCACGCCTGTCACTATATTCACCAAGCCTCTTAGTCTCCGCAAGCGCCTCCTGATAACGGCCCATATACATCGCCATAATGTCCTGCTCGCCCTTCATAAAAGTATAGGCCTCCACCAAGCAGCCATACAACAGAGCCTGTGGGAGATTATCCCCAAGCCAAGTCGTCGTGTTGGTTGAGGAAAGGCCGTTCGGTTTGTATTTATAATGAAGCTCCATCGTGTACGCTGCGTCAGGCACCGGAGAAAGAATGAACGTATCGTCATCAAAATGCCCGTAATACTCAGGTTGCCCGGTATCATCCGTGTCAGGGTTTGCCTCACGCATGAACGAAACATCCTTGGGCAGAAGGAACGAATAGACATTCCCGCTACTAACAACGGCCAGAGAGTGGGCCGCCAGAAAATCAGTCGGCTTTGTCAGATAGGTAATTGAAGCCGTTGTGGTGCCCGTAGAGTTTTTTCGGAAAAACGGGAGATCGACATCAAACAGAATGCGAAGCTCCGCCTGATTGATGAACTCGTCTATCTGGTTAACGAAGGTCGTCTCAGTATTTTCCGTGTAATCCTTGATAGCCTGCACAAGCGCACTGTAATTCATACCAGCCCCCTAAGTTATCGACACCGTAACGGTGCCAACCTGACCGGTCGCCTGCGTGCTGGTCTGGCTGGAAAATCCATACAGGGCAGACAGGCCATTGTTGTCCCCAACCGGGTTCCAGTTCCAGGCTATCTTTCTCTGCTCGTCCACATTCGTATCGGTTCGGGTAAACGGCAACGCCTGGGGATCATTAATCGGGAACTCACCGAGAAAGTTCTGCGGCTGGTCCTGATCAAGCATTGACGGAGAAACTCTTAACCCCGAATCCTTACCGTCCACGATCTGCGGGCGCAGGTCGCGCAGCTTATAGGTCAGACCACTGCGGTCACAAATCCCCAACGCATATTTCCCAACTGTCGTATTTGTCATATCACTACCACCCGTAGCCGCCAGGGACAAGCTGCGAAGACGCCTTCACCCTGTCCTCATCAGCAGCATAGCCAAATTGCTCGTCATAAACCGCCTTCAACAGCGGGGTCCGCTGCACAGTTTCCGGCCTCTTCATGGAAACATAGTAAGCCAGCCCAGCCGTAAGGGCAGGCAACCACCGCCCCGGCGCATCATAGGTATTGGTGCCCGCCGTACCAGCATCCTGTATGCGCCTGATACGCCAGTAGACCAGCGTATAGGTCTCCGCATCGTCAGGCACGGGCCACAACGTATATTGAGGGCTGGTCGTCCTCTGGATGTAAATCTGTATGGGCCTGCCCTGTTGCAGCTTGTTGGGCAACTGGGCAAAGCTGATCGGAGATATCCGCGTCACCGACGTGTCGGCCTGATTGTTGGTTTCCCCCGCATCCGTGCGTATCGCCTGATCCAAGAAATCAATCGTGCCCGCCGGGAAGCTATAGGTCGCCGTGCCAGCAGTGATCGCCTGCGTGCCCTCCTCTATTGTCCACAGGTTCAGGCCGCGATTGATCCATTCGATGGACATCAGGTCGAGGCTGCGCCTCGCCGTCTTCAGGTCATAGCCACTGCGCATCTCCAGCCCAGCACGCTCATAGGCCTCCTCGCAGATATCAACGATATCCAGAGTAAAGTCAGTGGTGCCGGAAGTTGCCATCTAGGCGTACCTCTTCTTCTTTATCTTTTTGCCAGTTTTCTTGGCGTGCTTGGTCGCATCATCCTTGCCCTTTTGAGTATAAGGGAACTTTTTTTTCTTCTTACCCTTCCCAACAGTTGGCATCACGCTCTCCTTCTGGCAGCTTTCCTGCCCTCTGACATGGCAATGGCCACGGCCTGCTTCGGGTTCGTTACCTTCGGACCCTTCTTGCTGCCGCTGCGCAGCTTGCCTTTCTTGTACTCCGACATGACGGTACGAACCTTACGCTTCCCCTTGGGGTTCTTTACTCCCTTGCGGGACTGTGCCCTGGAGGCCGCCATTAACCTAGATACCTGCCTTGGCGGCAAGCACCCTGTCCACCTTTTCCTCAAGGCGGTCGAACCGCTCCAGAATCCTGCCAAGGCTCACCTCGACTTCCGGCTTGGTGACATAGGTCTTGGCAACCTCTTCCCTAGTACTGGAAATCTGCTGCCGGATATCAATGATCGATTGGGACATACCGCGCACCCACCAAAAGAACGAACCGGCTATCCCGGTCAGAACAATATTCCAGATCAGAGCAGACTGTTCCGGCATACCAAATCCCCTCAACAAGAATTTACCGGTCAATCGTAATATTTAACCGCTCGGATCACTATCTCGTATGCGTCTCCACTGGCTTCGGTGCCCAGAGTTGACAGAAGGATGTCCCCATTGGGGTTTGTCCCATACATCTTTATTCCGCCCACGCTGCTGAAATCCTGATATGTCCAGCCGGGATTCAAATTAAGTGCGACGACATCCGTATCTGCATCATACCAAAGCTGGACGCCGTCAAAGCCATAGACCTGTCCCCAGACCTCCTGAATGCGAACCTCATTGCAGGAATTACCGCGTGCATCCGTGGCCAGCGCAGAAACATCGATCTTCGTGACTTTTGCCTCACCGGTACTATCGGAAAGGTTGGTAAGCTGGACAACCAGTTGCCGCTCACCATCTTCAATTGTGGTTGTGCTTACCGCATCAGCCATGAGAATCTCCTATAAAGAAAGAGGGGGGCGAGATGCCCCCCGCCCTCATTTAGAACCAGCCTTCACCTTCCCGGCCAAAACCAGCGCCTTGTAGGCAGCGCTCCCTTCGGGGGGAAGCTCTTCCTTCTTGGAAGGCTTCTTTGCTGAAGCAGCAGAGTCCTTTTTAAGTGCAGCCATGGATCACCTATACCTGATCGCTGTACTGAACCATGCCATCGGTCTGCCTCTGAGCCGCCGTGAAGAGATAATCACAGTCAACCTTGTTGGCAGTGGCTTCGCCAGCAACCGCAGCAACCCATGTCGTAAGCTGCGAAGTGGGAATGTTGTCGGTGGTCGTAACCTTCAGGACCCGGTCAACATAGAACTCGACCTTACCTGTACCGGTCACCACGAAGCCCAGGCGACGATCACCAGAAATGGTGCCACCAGAAACGGACCCATCCGCCAAATCAACGCCCGTATCCGTAGAGGTCTCGGTGCCGCCGCTATCACAAACGGCCTTAATGGAAGCATCACCGTCCGTTACGAGGAAACCAATCTGGTTGTTTGTTGCAAACGGGACGCCTGTCGCCAGGGTGCCATTCTCACAAAGACCGACGAAAATATCCATCTGATCCGCATCAGTCGAAACAATGCGGGTCTCAAAGTACAGCTTCTTGCTGGCCTCCGCCTGCCATATCTCGTTACCTTGCAGGGATGCGCCGGTATTATCCGAACCCGTCCCGGCAATCTCATACCAACCGCCAACAGCATCAGCAAGAATAGCGCCCGTGCCGCTGGTAAGCTGCGAATAAGTCCAGTCATTCGTGCCGTCAACGGCAATGCCGGTGAAGTCGTCAAACTGAACCACATAATCGGGGTTCAGTTGCATCGGCAGGTTCTTGAACCAAGTGCCGCTGCCTACGGCGCGGCCCTCGCCGCTGTACATCATCGGGCCGGTAAAACGTGTCGTTCCCATGGAACTACCTCCTTACGAAAGGATTTGCCCTGGAGTCTTCGTAAGCGTC